GTAGTTTTTCAAGCTAAAAATGACCGGCTAGGACATAAAAAGCTTTAGCCGTGCGTTTCTTTTGAAGTAGAAACGCAAAGAACTTCGAGATTACATTCGCAGGAAACTCTTATCGACTGTAGAGTCTCCCCATTGTAATTTAAATTGGCCGGTTTTATAGCATTCCAGCAATGCTTTGCGCGTAAACATCTGTGGAAGACGTCCCAGTTCGTGGTATACGGCGCTTGAGAGTTTGTCAACATATTGAAAGGTTTCTTCGTCGTGTAATGCCAATTCTCGAATAGCTGTTTGGACATTGTCTATGGTTGCTCGTGCTATATCATCTCCACGCACCCAGTTGCACATCTCTAACACAACACCTAATTCCAAAGGCGCCACGTGTCTACCTAGGTAGGGCTCGTAACGGAAATGGCGTTTGAGGTATTTTATGTTATCAATGTCCACATAGGGTTGCAGATTTCCAGTCTTCTCAGCATCAGTGTAAGTTAGTCCCACTTGGGCGTACCCGCGTTGTAAAGCGAAGGAGTCCAAATTGGTTCCAGGTCTTACATTGATGTTTACGTCGTCTCCATAGCATACCATAGAACAATAGTCTTCAAAACATTGAGGTGGCAAATTGGTTTCCTTAGAGAAAGCATATCGTGTAGCCAGCTTAACTGCTAGACAATTGATGATAGTTGTCGCAGCATTGCCCGATGGTTGAGAGTGTGCCCATACATACAGGGTGTCATGTAGTAAATGGACAGAATTCACAATATCGAGCCATAAAACATAGCGAACGATTTCATGCTGAGTTTCGCCATTGAGCAAGTACCAGTTGTTAATTACGTCGTAGACGGCCCATAGTAAATCGGCAGAGAGGCTTCCATCGAAGTTCGAGAAATCACCGCTGGTCAAATTCTTCCCAAAATGAGTCAGTTTCACGTAGGTTTTCTCCCAATCAAAGGAATATGGATCAGTTCCCACACTAATTTCATTATGAATACGATTGTCCATAGCGTTCGCAACGAATGCCAAGAAATGTCTTCTAAACAAAATATTGTAGTCTACCGGTCCACATGCAAATGATCGAGTCTTACCTGCCGCAACTTTTTCTATTGGGCGTCTTTCGTCCTTAAGTGTATCGACCCAAACGGTTAACACTCTGCGTCCCTGAAGAGCTTCATTCTCACGGAATTGTACAGCTTGGCGCATTGACTCTGCAACATACTTGTCTTCATCCTTTCCCAACCAATCTTGCTTTCCGGGTTGTTTCGCGTACAAAACCCAAGGATACCCTGCAGACGATTGTCGGTCTAAACAACGAACCCGGTCGTCTCCATCAATGCCAAGAGCAGCTTCAGTTATGCTGTAAAGCAGCGGGCCATTCCATTTCTGTGAAACGGAAGGGGCCACAGCTTGTACACATTCGTGAAGCAAGTCATGGTCAATTAATGGAGTTTTTCCGGCGTTCTTGGATAGAGCGAGCAACATCGGATTTACAGGCATTCCTTGAACTTTCATCGGTTTTAAAGCGGAAGGCATTGTGGTCGGTACTGAAACTTGTCCATGTATCGATGAGGGTCGCAGCTTTGTCCCAGATGGAGATCCTAGAGGTGAGGTCGTCGCTAGAGGGTAAAATTGTCCCTCAATTGGAGTTGTTACATCTTCGGTTGTGACATTCCAGCACACTTGCGCTTGAACAGGAAATTTG